AGCTACAATAGATAGTATGAGCCCTGTTAAGATCATTACACTGAAGAAGAGCGTTCTGTTCAGCGTGGACTGCCATACATGATGACGTGTCCCCCGGCTGATCAGAAGCACCCAGACAAGGCAGTACAGTACAGTGGTCAAAATCCTTAGGTACACCATTGTATCCCGTTGAGAGAACATGACCTTCCTTGTCTGTAATTATGGCTCCTACTGCTCTTCGAATACAAGTGCTTCGTGCTGCTACTAGTTGTAGCATAGCAAGATAGTACTCATGCCTTGATAGTCTCTCTGATTGAACTGAGTCCACGTAACACCTCCAAACAACTCTTTTTGTTATTGGTTAACGATTGAGTATATTCTCTCCAAGGACTATCAAAAACCTCTAGATCGAGTGGATGAACTCTCCTACTCAGGATTCTTTTAATTTCTTCCTGTGTTGGTTCCATTACATCTGGAGTAAATTGAGGAGAACGAATATTCTCTACATTGCTCTGAACTGAAGCTTCTGTTCCAACCATCCAATTAGTTGAATAGATATGACTAGAGGCAAGATTCATAGTCACTGAACCGACCTCTATTCCAAGTCTGGAAGATATAAGATTAGTCAATTGACTAAAGGTAAAAAAGTCATATGGAAGTCCTAACCACACATCTGAACTTCTCATATTTGCCGTACAATGTAGCTTACCTCCACGTACCATCCACTGAAGAGAAATAGTACAAGGAATGTCCTTTGAGTCAGATGGATTAGGAGTCCAAATAGTTGCGACCGCTTGCCGTGAATCAGGTTTTCTGAGTGTCTCAAGTATATAAGGGAGTTGAGGCATGAGTCGTGGGCCATATGCGCCGGATAATATTTGGTCATCATCACTGAATTTACGCATAACTGAATTGTAGATAGCTAAACTCTCTACATCATTCAATCCGGCCTGAATCCACAACCATTCAGCAATCATAAATCTGTAGTTTAGATCTCTAGTTTTACTTACTAAAATATTATTGAGACCGTCTTCGATTTCAAGTGTTACATTGAGGATTTCTTTAGTTCTTAATCCTCGGGGTTGATATTCTTTTCCATCTCCTAATAGTGTTCCAAGCAACTGGAGCCACCCGAACGCAATACTCTTTTGACGAATATGAAGAGCCATTACCCTATCTTTCTATTTTTTCATGCAGTCAAGAATGAGGTTAGACATAACCCATGGATTATGTCCCTTAAATCTCTTAAGGAAAGATGGGTGAGGTAGTCGATCTACCTTAAAAGGTAGATTAGTATTTCCATCAGTTTGTTTCCAGAACCATTCTTTTGCTTTATTCCCCAGAAGAAAAATTCTTTTCAGATGTGGAAGATTACATAAAATAGGTCCTAAAGAATGTTCTTCTCCAGTAACTGAATAAGCATTAGACAACACCAATTGAGATTCTTTGATGCCAGCAAATTCAATGGCTTTATTTAGATAGCCACTAGAACCATTTAGAGCAAAAAATGGTATATCAATGGAGTCGTGATTAGGTTGGTCTCCAATGAAAAGATACTCAGCCCATGGATTACCGATAGTTCCTTCAGGTAAAATCACTCTTTCAGTAGATAGAGAATCGCCATAGATTTTCTCAGGAGAATCTTTAGTGTAGTCATACATCATGCCCATGTTTCCAAATTGATACATCCATTGAGCATACTTTGTGAAAACCATCTCCCACATACTCATTGGACTTAGTGCATGATCCTTGACCCCTTTAAGGTAGTCGTCTTTTTCTTTAAGTTTTTCTTTATAGTTTTGTCTAGCGATGTCTATCTTAGGCATAACTACATACATGTTAATGTACTTAGACCGATGAAGTCTATAGAATAGATTTTGTCCTTCTATTCCTAAATTATCTTTTCCTCTAGCAACTGGACCATAAATTCTTTCTCCCAGCCATAACCGGTCGTGAACTATTGGTTTAGGAGATTTTAACGACTCATCAATAATTTTTAAGTAATGAGCAACTAAATCAACTCCTTGTTTAGGAGGTCCTTCATGACGATACTCAAACCCCCTGTCAACTAGTTTCTTAGCCAGTGTGGTTTTTCCTCCCCCGTCAGGTCCTTCGAGAATTACAATTCTTCCCACGTCTGTTTCCTCAATCTTTCAGTTTAGTTTTACTTTTTGTCTGGGATGGCTAACAAGAATTGTTTCCCGCAGCAAGCACAGCCTACGTGAAAGTGAGCAACCGTTACACCAGCACAGACTACAGCGTGCTTATGCTTATCTCCAAAGAGACCGACGTGCTCTACTTCAGCAGGTTGATTTCCAGCACAGTAAACTGCTTCAAATTTACCAGTTTTTTCTCGGCTGTAGAAATCATCTATGGCTAGACAAGTGGGACATTCGAGTAAGGCTTGTCTAAAATGAACTGGAGAATCGCTGATTTCATCGAGAACTATTCCACAATCTGTTCGATCGATAAGTTTCGGAAAAGCGTGAATCTTAATTGAAGGGATGATTGAATCTAGGTTATAGTCATGCGTCATTGTTATTCCTCGTGTAATTCTCACACCAGAGGTTATACTGAGTTAATAAGCTGATGAGGTAGTCTCCTAGAATCAGAAGACTACCTCATCAGAATGAATCACTTTGCTACAATACTACTTTTAAGCAGCCTTATCTTCAGTCTCCGCAGCAGCAGGAGCAGCCGGCACGATCTGCTCGACTTCCTTATCAGCCACGAGACCCTTAAGGTGATAGGTCGCGGAAGCGATCACAGGGGTCTTGGAAACCAGACCTTCGCACTTCGCAGCAATCTGCTCGGCAGTGAAGCTACCATCACCCAGACTCTGAAGGGCTTTCACAACGATCTGGCGCTGTCCACGGAACTTCGCAGCATCGACTCCCGCAAGAATACGATACTGAACATTTGCAGGAGTACGGGGCGTGCGCTCTTTCTTCTGAGCTCCGTCAACTGCAGTCTCGGGCTTGTCGCCCTGCTTTGTCTTACCCTTCTTCGGCTCTTCAGCAACAACCTTCTCAGTAGCTTCCTTCATTGTAGTTCTCCTTTCGCTCTTAAGCGATAATCTCAAGGATTCCTTGAGATGTTAGTTTGTTGACGAAGTAGGTCACCACCCTACCGAGGTCAGATTTCGTTTCCAGCTTTCCTTTTACTCGTGAGGTGAGTTGGTAAATAGAAGCTGGGCCATGCTCTTTGAAGTCTCTAAGCAAAGCTAATTGCCTGCCATTGAACGTTGTTATGTCTACATTTGCTTTCAGAGCATATTCTCTGTTAGCTTTATCAGATAGACGAGATATAGATTCTCCATACTCATTTACTGACAAACTACCAATGAACTGCATGGCCTCTTCTATGGTAATTTCTTCCATATCAGCCAAGGCCCTTGCCACAGTGTTGACAGGGAAAGGACGATTATTCTCTAAGAAGAAAGCAATTCTCTTCTTAAAAGAGTCCATGAATCTAGAGGCTGAAAACGTAACCCCTGTGCTATTCACGGGCCAGATTGATTTTCCAGAATTTCTGGCGAAATCATACTCGCTAACTATTAGTTCAGTTAGAGTAATCGGATGAAGAAGATGAGCTTTACGATCTTTCTCATCGAGTACAATCCATACGCCGTAACCGGTAATTGGAGATTTCTCGTGATAGGTAGTAAACTCTCTGATTTCCACTTCAGTAATCCTTTCAGTATCAATCAATCTAATAATACTATAATATGTGATGCCGCTAGTTGTACACAAAATAATGAGCGAGTTTTCATTTTATTTTGCTAGTCACTATTGCACAAAATTTTATACTCGGTAAGAGTATGTACCGTCTGGAAGAAGAAACATTAACTTCTCTTTAGCTCTTGTAACGCCTACGTACCAGACTCTATGTTCATCATCTGGATTCGTTAGGAGATTATCGTACACTGCTCTACTAATTTCAGTATCAATAATTACCGTCTGAGCTTCTCTACCTTTAGACTGATGTATAGAAAGTAACTCAGTGTTTGGTCTAGCAGTATTAAGAAATCCTACTCGACGAGCACACGATTCCAAGTAGTCTTTTCCTGGGAGGTTATGCATTATTCGTGACCACTCGTGCCACTGTGGACGATTGATGAAAACATCTTCTATTTTAAATGTTTTCTGAGATGTTATTCTTTTCTTTATGTTTAGATGCAAAAAACCCGGATCACAGTATTTCACTACTTTACGAGCAGCAGCCTGAGGAATCTCTTTGTTCTTAATTAGTTTGTACCATGATAATAAAGCAGTTCGTACTCCAGCATCATATAAAGGACTTCCATGTCCGATGAATGGAACACTCTCTTCTTTAAGTTGACGAGCCAATTCTTGTCCTCGATAGTGATTTCTAAAGAGCACGAAAGTTTTATCCTTAAACTCATGAGTTCTTAGATACCCAATATCCGCTACTTCTCCATCAGACTCAGTAGGAGCATATTCTTTCGTCAGCCGTGTCCCTATCCTACCTACTACCTTCATCGCGGCTTTGTGTACGGCTTTTGATACTCTATAAGACTGATCTAGAGTTTCAACCATATCCACTTTCAAATCCTGAAAAGCTGTAGCATCTGCACCAGCCCAATGGAAAATAGCTTGATCGTCATCTCCTGCAATAAACCACCTTTGAGCGTTGGCTCCTAGTTTACTCACTACTTCCCACTGTAAACTAGAAAGATCTTGAGCCTCATCCACAAAAATAGTATCGATATCGAGAGGTTTGCCATTGTCTAAGTACTGAGTAAGGAGGTCGGTATAATCCAACATCCCTTCCATGTTCTTCCAGTTACGGTATGCTTTCGTGAACCAAACCGCGTATTTGAAATCAACGTCAAGACTAATTTCTTGTAGAGCTTCTTTAAGTAAGATTCCTCGGTGTCTTCCACAGTGATTTGCCTGCAACAAGAAATCATCTCTGGTGGGTGGATCAAAGGTTCGTTCAAATTCTTCAACCCATGGGTCTGTAGTGTTTCCATTAAGTTTGACTCCGAGGAATTTTCCAAAAGTCCGGAGGTCATGAGGTTTAACAATTTGGTCCTGAGTAATTCCGAGTTGACGATAACAAATAGCATGAATAGTCCTTAAATAGGGGAAATCTGCTTCAGTACGTCCAGTTCTTTGTAATGCTTCTTCACGAGCAGCTCTTGTGAAGGTTAAGAAAGCTATCTTATCTGGTCTAGTCCCAAGGGCTAATTCCTCTTCCAAGAGTTCCATTAGTCTGGTCGTCTTCCCAGTACCGGGAGGTCCGAGCAACTTTAATTTCATGTCGTTCTCTTTCTAGAATAAACTCAATTGTGTTTCTGATACAGGCAAAACTATTTTTGTTTGTGTGATTACCTCTGGCTTATTTATTTTAGGAGTTAGATGTATTCTTCCTCCCATCTTAATTTCAGTCTTTACATTTTCTTTATATAGCGGTAATCCTTCAGATTCTGTCTTAGAGAATCTTATAATTCCCTCTTCTAGATCACCTACTTCCATTACAAATCGATACAGCATGCACAAACTTATAGCAGCCCAGTGTCCACTTCCTCGATGAAACACTTGAATCAAAGAAGTATGAATCGCGGCGGACATAGCTATATCTAAATCTATGAAACTTAAAGTTTTAGTAGGTACAGCAGCTACTAATCCTTTTTCAGTAATAGCCCGAATTTCTTCTGATAATTTCTTTAGTGGCTCATTACACTTAGCTTCGTGATAGAAATCAGGATCGAGATTTCTAGCCGCATAGCAATCATTAAAGACGTCATACATTCTCAAGTTTGTTGACATCGGGACATCTCCTCAGAAAATCATTAAGATAGTCTTCGTACCATTTTGATTTAGCATGATCCTGAGTTCTTTCATACTGATTTTTCTTTCCTGCCCTAGCTGTATACTTGATTATATTTCCTTTTAGGAAACCAATGAGTTCATCTCTTGATAACCAAACCTCAAGAACCTTAATAACCTCATAAGGATTGTCTCCACCATAGTGAGAAGGGTGGTTTACTGATTCAGAACACTCTGAATCGCCTTTCATTTCCACTTCAATTACTTTCTCCATCCTCATCCTCCTCATCTGTTCCAGTTTCGTTAGGACATACTCCATCCTCCAGAGGTTTCCCACAAATGTCGCAAGTCTCTTCATCAGCATCTCCAAAATGCTCTTCTATATCGGCTCCCGTTACTCCAGGAGGATAGTTAGATAGATTGCTCATTATCTTCCTTTCGATATATTCTCGACCTGCCGTGATTCAGGTATAATATCATTATATAATACGGGAATCAGAGTTTGAAATTCTTTTAACAATGGAATTGTAATCTGTCTCATTTGCGGGTGAGCTTCTTTTGTGGTGCGCATTAACAAGAAGTGTCTCCACGAGCGAAGATTCATCGTCACTAAAATTTTAGAAGCAAGAGCATTAGGGAATACGCTACGTGCTTCTTGAGGACGCCACCCTTTAGCTAAAAGTTCTTTATACGATTTTTCTGATTCTAGTATAGAGTTAACCCAGAATGGATCATATAGACAAGTAGTTCCGTTATATTCTGAGGTATTTTCACAGTAGTGTAAACAGACGTTATTATTTTCTAAACGTGGCTCACTGTCTTTTTCTAAGCAATAAAAACACTCAACACCAGGAATAGGATAGATAAAGCTCGGAGGCATCTTCTTGACATAGTTGACAAAACGAGTAGACTCCTGAGTATAAGAAGCTATACGATGTCTAACTATCTCATGAGTAATTCCACGGTCTACTAACATCTCAACAGATACTGATACGTGCTCGACTACAGACCAATCACCGTGGTTCAAAACGACCGCTGTAAGAAATCGTTCAGATGATCCTTCTTTCATATCATCTTCTGATCGATGAGAAATACGAGCAGCGTACTCGATTTTCTTTATACAATCTTCCGTATAATCATTGGTAAGAATTTTAGCGTACGGTCTTACTATCTTCATTTTTCTCCCTCAAATCTATAAATCTGTGAGCAGCTATATCTTCATCAGTAGGATCACTAACTACTGTCATAGTAGTTACTGAGCAGCCACATTCTAGTTCATCATCACTGTCAGCTAATGCTGAAAGTACATTAGATGAGCAACTACTAGAATCATTTAAGTAGAACTCTATATCACTATTATTCCAGTCTTCTGGGAAGTCTAAAAGCACCATAGTTTCTACTTTGACTATTCTTTTTTGCCTCATCCTATTACTCTCGTTTTGAATGTAAACTGTTCACTTTCAATTCTATGTTTCTTGATGGAACGCACCCACATCTTAGCTTGAGCATCCCACCGGAATCGTTTCTCTTTAGCCTTTTCGCGATCATCGTAAGATACAAGAGCTTGGAGCACGACGGTCGGCTGTTGAGCGGAATAGAGAATCTCGTCAATCTTATAGTTTTCAAGAACTTTAAGCATCGTCAGAACGTCGAATACTGCACGATGGGCGAACGGGTTAAGGAACCCATGTTCCGCTGCAAGATATGTGAGTTTACGGCTTTGAATTTCTTCCGGATAATCAATATCATTTTGAGTATCTATCCAGGGTTTATCATCTCGTTGATCTCCAAGATCTGTTGCTGTTACTTTCTTACACCATTCTCGATAAAACTTACGATCGAAGAGTTCTCCATTATGAGCAACTATAGCATCAGCTATATGAACTTGTTCTGATAGTCTATAGAAAGCTGTTTCTGAATCTAAACCAAATTCATTAAGATCTGCCTGTTGAATTCCAGTGATCTTGGTGATTTCTTCTGTGAGTTCAATCCCATCATGTTTAACAAAATAACTGTCAATTGAGATAGGTCCTCTACGTGTCGTGTCCCAGAGTACTGCACCTACTTCTGTGACGTAGTCTTCTACAGGATCGAGACCAGTAGTCTCGAAATCTAAACCTAAAAGGCGCATTTGTTACTCCGTTTCGGTCATCCCAGGTTAATAATGCAAATAAATAATGAGTATACTATTGATAATATATCGCATATTTCACCTAAATCACTCAGGTTACTCTAGGGTATACTTAGGATATTGAGTTTTCATTTATTTATATGATCCAGCAATACTTTTCCCAATTTATCACGTAATTCAATAGGAAGTTTGCTGAGTTCTACTGATACTCCTTTAGGACAGATCGATTCTCCTGTTACAGCTTCTCTGAAGGATTGTTTCTCTTCTTCAGTAAAATTGTCTCGAATTGTATTCCACTTAGTATCGAGCATCAACACTTCTTTTTTCTCCTCGAAGCATTTTTACGAGCGATGTCGTCCCAAATTCTAGCGTCGAATTCTAGACGACAGTCTTCTTTAGTGCATAAAATTTTCTTTACTTTTCCATTCCGAATGGACACTTTCTGAGTTTGACCTTGACGAATAAATTCTCCACACTCACTGCAAACACAATCACGAGGAGAAATTCTCTCTATGAAATCATTTCCTATCAACATCATATCTCACTCTCCTCATGATCGAACACAGCATCACTAAATTCTTCTTCTTGTCTATTCACCAGTTTAGTTGGAATGGACCAAGCTCTTACAACTTTACCTTTAATCTTAATCATATCGTAGTTACACTGACGTCGATGAAGAATGGAGAAAAGATCTTTGTTGTCGATAATTACTTTTTGAGAAGCTAAATACTTTTGAAGATAAGATACTTGAAACAATATTTTTTCTTTTTCAACTATTGGCATACCTCTAAGCAAATCGTCTCTGCTCTTCGTTCTTTCACTTAAACACAGAAAATCATCGATCTTAGCACTAATTGCTCCATATTCTGAGGCATCATCAGGAGCTTGAATTTCGATTTTAGAGGCCAATAGCTCTCTTAACTTTTGTTCCCACTGGGCTTGCTTCATCGGTCTGATGACAGCATCATGAATTTCAAAAACTCTTTTTCTTAGTTTGTCGTAACCTCTTAACTGATCAGAACTAAGATGCAAATCTATACTGTTTACCTCCAAAATATAAGTTGGAGGGTCAGTAAGGATTTTACGTAAGTTTCCAACTACTATTTCATCGAAGTTGTTGTCGTCTTCCCATGGTTTGTTTCCAATTCCGTATGGTAGCGTGAGGCAAGTCTTACGGTCACAGTGTGAACATAGCGGTTCTTCGTCGCACTTATACTGATACTGTCGATCGCCGATTGACTTAATGAGTGCTTCAACCTCACGGCTTCCAAGAGGAGGTGACACGTAATTCTGATTATGGTACCGTAACTTATCTGCCCACCCATTTGGGCTTGATTTACGGTAGAATACTCCGTAACTGAAGAGTCCCACATTCCTCGTACCCGGCGGAAGACCTTCTCTAGTAAGCGTTCTGAGACATGGCGGCATATCTTCGATTTGAATGAGGTTTTCTTTGACATTTTCATCTATCTTTTCCTCTCCAGTGAAATACCTAACTGATGAAAGAAATTCTCCGATATCGATGGAACCTCTATCATTAACGCTATATCGGACTGTATTTTCTCCATTAAAATATGGAAGGTTGATCCAGTTGCCAATATTATTAGGGGTTGATTTCGTCTGTTTAGGAAAAATTTCAGTCTTAGAAGGAAACCCCAGAAGCCCAGCCCACTTTTTGAGAAGAGTCTGGACGGATGAAGCCGGATGAGGGTCTCTGAAGAAGACATATAGATGAGCTCCACCTGACTTACTTCTACACACCGATAACGGGAGATTTCTTGCAAGAACACGAGCATACAGATCCTTATGATCGATGGTATCGATGTCAATATCTATAGCGCCAAAGTAACACTTTCCTTCTTCATTTACAGGAACAATTCCTAAACCAAGAACTCCATCTAGATGCTTTTTATAGTCATCTTCAGTTGCAGGCGACAGAGTTGTAGCCATGTTACCGGTCGCCTTATCCCAGGTACCGTGCGCCAGGCCACTCCCGCGAAACAATTTACTGAACTCACTCAACACTTTAAGGGGCCTCTAGCTAAAAACAAGTATGGTAAGCGGGCCTCTGTCAAAGACCCGCTTGCTGTGAGTAGTTAAAGTTTAGAGTTCTGTTTCACCAGTAGGAAAAGAAGTATCACCCTCTTCTTCACCAGTCGTATCAACCTTGATATTCGCGGCCTTGAGAGCAGCAAAATTACTCTTCATAGACTCAAAGAGCTCAGGTTCAACAAAACCACCCGGGATAACCTTCTTTTCAAACCACTCATTGTCACCTGACCGCATATCGACCACAGTTACTTTCCAATACTTTGCGTACATTGGAAGCCGGGTCATGCGAACTCCTGACAGGAGTTGTTTTGATAGCTTAAGTCCAGTAGACTTATAGCTGATGGCGATTGGACTATTTTCTTGTGGAATGAATGCCATGAAATTATGATACAGAGTGCAAAGAGGAGCATCATTTCCGTGCTCATCATCTTTTTCTCCATTTCCCCATGTGCTGAATTTGCAGATACTGCAACCGTCTGGAGAAATTCGTCCTCCATCAATTCCATTTGCAGAAATACAGTCGATTCCACCGCCATCATCGATGTCAATGTACTTGATTCTATTCTTAAAGAAGAATAGAGCGATGATAGTGATTTCCTTTCCATAGATTTCTTGAGTCACTGTGTTGAACAGATCGCCCTCATTGAGTCCTTCAATGTAGGCCGCATGACTCTTACGTTTCTGCGGTGAAAGAGCCTGGCAAAGACCTAAACGAGGGATTAAAATATCTCCCTGTTCTACATTTTCCATGCCTTCTTGGTGACCAATTTCAGACTTAAGCCAATCTGGAACTTCTTCTTTGGCTAGGGACGTATTGCTCGAATGAACGATTTCTTTATTCTTGCTCAAGGTTTTTCACTCCTCTTACTTGGATACTCTGTTTGAAATACACATCAATTCCCGGAGGAATAGGATCACCTTCGATGAGGTTAGTCTTAGTCATCGAAGACATTGTCTGGTAGTTAACAGAAAATAGATCTTCTTGTCCCGTACTCCGTATCCAACCATGAAAAGCTGGTTTATCTTTCACAGAACAATAGACATCATCCCTGATGCTCAGTGAGACTCCATTACCTAACTTAAGATTAGTGTAGTCTTCTGATTCCATTCTCTCTACCAGCATTTGGTCAAGAGCAGCAATGATGAGATTTTCTTCTTTAACCAGACTTTCGAGACGAGCTTTTTCAATTCTCGACTCTACCATTAGAGCGCCAAGATTAGAGGTTGTTATCTTCTTCTCTTGTTGTCTGAGAATTTCGATAATTTCTTCTTTTTTCCTGTTTACCCTATCCTGGTATTCCGGCTCGCCTGAGAAACTCGTCAGCTGCCCTTTAAGGTGGCTATACTTTCCTGGCACGTTATTCCTTTCTATACCGTTACTGTTGCTCGTTCAAACTCTGGAAGAGCATT